GAGGGCTTCATCTTTGTAAAGCGATGAGGGGGGCGAAGTCAAATGGAGAAATGGTTACTGTCTATTATACAGGAGAGTTCAACGACCCCGAAAAGCGAAAAGAGTTTCTTTCTTTATGCGAAGAGTAATAGAAAAATATAAAGACTTCTATGCGGAACACAAGAAAGAAAGAATCTTGTTTTTCCAGGGGGGGAAACGGAGCGGCAAAACTCACTTTCTTTGCCAGCTCTTGACGGTGCTAGCGTACAACAACGAATATAAGATATTTGCTATAGCCCCGGATTATCCCCGTATGGTGGATTTACGGCACTCTTTTGAAAAGGCCAGCGGCCGGACCGTTAGAGGGTCTTTGGATGGTTTTGTTTGCAGTATAGGGAAGAGCAAGATTTACTTTAGAGCCTTTGATGTAGCGGAAAAGGCAGAACAGGGTAAAGAGTGTGATATAGCCTATTTTTATGAGTGCCGTTCAATCCCGCTGGGGGTCGTTCGTGGTATTATGGCCGGATGTAGAGTGCAAGCTATAGCTGACTACAACCCCTGTGAAGTCTTTTGGAAAGATGACTACTACCAGCAAGCTCCCACGCTTGTAACAACTTACAGGGACAATCCGTATCTAACGGACGAACAGCGTGCCGACTATGTGGAAGCGGAAAGGCGGGCGGCTCTCCCAACGGCCACGGACTATGACAGGTGGTGGGCGGACGTTTTTTGTTTTGGGCGGCTCAACCAGAAGGCCCGGCTTTGTTTTGAGAATAGCGAGCTGGTTAGATATAAGGAGTTTGCGGAGTGTGTCGCTCCGTGCTTTTTTGCTATGGACTGGGGCGGTGAACAGGGGGGAGAAGACCCTACGGCCCTAATCGCTGTGAAGGTGCTGGGGAAGTACATTTATATCCACGAAATCCTATACTCAAACAAAGTAAGCGACAAAGGTATAGCGGACGAGCTGGCGAAGGCTAAGGAGCTGTTAAAGCCCCGGTGCTTGGTTTACGAAACAGCCACAAACGGCAAAAGGCGAGTAGCTGAGCTGTTGAGAACTAGCGGGAGCGTTATGCCTACTTTTCCTTCTTTGAAGGGTGCTGGCTCAGTTGAAGGCGGGATAAACGAGCTACAGGACTACAGGCTACTAATTACCGACACCAGTGAAAATGTATGGGCTGAGAGAAACAATTACCGCTATATCTTAAAGGAAGGTACTTTAGTTCCTATGGATAAATTTAACCACGCTTTTGATGCTCTACGCTATTTTTGGAGATACTACAATTTAAGGGGGAAAAATATGTCTTAATAAAAAAATTCTATTATCTTTGTAGTGAACTTTGTTCATCATAATCAATTAAAATCTTGTTTGAAGAAGAAGAACGGTGCTAGAGAGTGCCGTTCTTTTTGTTTGTTGATAAGTTTTTCTAATCCCTGTGTCTCTTTATACAAAACTTTTGCATATTTGCAAAAAATATACTAGTGTTCCACGTGGAACAAATATAGATGAGAATAGGAAATTTTCACTTCGGTTTTGTCAATGACCACTCAATAGCTATTAGAGAGGTTGTCTTGAATCCGGCCCTAGAAGCGTTTAAGGACTTTGAAAGTATATCCCAAATTTTAGCCAAAATCCAGGGCGGTCTAGAATCCGTAAATGTTTACGCTAACAAAGGGAACGGCCTTTTTGGATTGCAAGAAAGTGCCGTACAGCGTTTCTTAAAAGAAAACGCTTTTTCTGTCTATCTTAAGGAAATGATAGAGGGTGAAGTGTTTTTGGGTGTAACGCAAGAAGGGGAGCTTTTTATTAGCGAACAGCCTACTCCCTACTGTGTAACCAGCGCAATGTACACAAGATTTGGGATAGTTCAAAATACGCTGATTAGGCACGCTCTTTTACACTACGAAAAAACTATCTCCGCTGACTATGATGTACTTTCACACAGCGGCTTTGAGGGTATTGTTACCCCGGAAGCCAATTCCTTTGACGGTGGGTACGCTGATGATAAGGTCGTGGAGAAACTTGAAAAGGAGTTAAACGACAACGGCCTACAGCCCGGCTTAAAAAAATACCTGGTAACGAATCAAGCATATAAGATAAACCAGCCTAAAAACGAGCTGGCAACGCTTGATTTTACGAATAAGCAGAAGACCACCTTTTTGACCCTGTGTGATAAGTTTGGCTGTCCTAAAGAGCTGTTCGCTATTGCTGACAACAGCACCTATGAAAACAGGCGGCTTGCTAAGGTTGACTTTTACCAAAACACTATCTTTCCTTATTTGGGCAAAATAGTGGAGGTTATTAACAAAGTAAATTTTGACATCACCGGGAAAGAGGACATCTTTTACATCGCTAAAAATGAGGTGGCCGAAGTCGCCTACGAAGAGCGAAACGCTAAGATTGCGGCAAGACAGGGAGTGGACGCTTTGGTAAAACTTCTTGAGAAAGGTGTTATGACCGTGGAAGAGGTCCGGGAAAATATAGGGGAGTTCTTTTACCTAAATGACGAAAGAAAGTAATAACAGCTATGAAAGAAAATCAAATAACTTTAACTGATGACGGGCGCAAACTTGAGGGCTATATTGCACGGTTTGACGCTCCCTATTTTGACGGCTCTAAGCACCGGGCCGAGATGTACGAAACGGCCTTAAAGGAGTTTGACGAGAAAGAAATTAGAATCCCGCTGTTGTGGTTGCACTCCAGCCAGGACGGACGGCCTGTTGGTAGTATGCTTTCCTGGTCTATGGATGATAAGGGAATTTGGGCTGTTTTCCAGCTTAGCGACACGACCTTCGTTAAAGAAGAGGTAATTCCTTCAATTCTTTCGGGCGCTGTTACTCATTTTTCTACCGAAGAAAGCGAAGGCGAAGAGCGAGTTATAGTCGCGGTCGCTCTTGTTCCTATCGGAAACGCTATTACGGCCCGGATTGAAAAGCTAAACGAGATTAAGACGGAAGGCCAGGAAAAGCCGGAATCCCTGTTGCAATTTATGAAGGCCAAAAGACTGTGGTAGTCCACAAAATACACAATATAAAAAGAACCAACTAACTTAAAAAACTAACAGTATGAAAGGAAAATTTAATTCGGCTTTGCGAGCCTATTTTGAAGGCCGCAAAAAAATCCTCTCCAACGAAATTGAGGTAGAGGAAAAAAAAGAGTTCAAAGACCGTACGATGAGCGTTGAAGAGTTGCAAGCGTTGAAAGATGACCTGGCAAAAATCAACGAAATTATCTCTTCTTTGGAGGCTGGGGAAACAGACAAGACCGTTGACGAAATCCGTGAGGAAATTGTAAACGTTATTAAGGAAAACTCCAGCAAAACTATGAACGAGTGCAAGGAGTATGTTGAGAACGCTGTTCGCCTTATGACTATTGCGAACGAGCCCACCACCACTCCGGCAAAAGCTCAAGAGTTTGCAAAGGTTTATGAAAATCAAATCAAGATGCTGCAGACTCAACTGGGTGTACAAGTGTTCAAGAACGCTATTAAGGAAAACGCTATCACTGTCACACCGAGCGGCTCGCTTCCTATTCCCTCTGGAGTGGCTATGGCTGAGCCCGCTGTAAAACTCCCTAAAATCTTTGAATTTGCTGAAGAAGATTTGGGTGGAAAGCTGGAAGGCGATTTTCGTGGAGCAAAACTCCGTATCATCAAAGTAACGAACAGCGGTAACACGGAAGGCGCTTATGCTGAGGGCGCTGACAAGACTATCACCTCGGTAACGATGACCACCACGGACGTAACTCCTCTTAAGGTGGCTACTGTTGTTGAAGGTGTCACGATTGAACAGCTGGCCTTTAATGAGTGGATGGAAGCTACGTTGAAAATCTATTGCTCCAAATTGCTCTTCAATAATATTGAAGTCGCCTGTGCAAACGTTTTGAACGCTAACTCCACGGCCTATGACGGAACTTCGGGCGCTCTCTCTTGTAAGCGAGCCTTCCTTGAAAATATCGCTGTTGCTGGTGCTATTCAACTGGCCTCAGCTCAGTATTATGGAGAGAAGGTGGCCTTCGTAAACGAAGCCGACTTGGTAACTAACTTGAACGCTCAAACCACCACGGCTTATCCGGTGGAGAACAAGAAAATCGCTGAGCACATTACCTTTATCGCTTCGGGTGCTGTTCCGTCTGGATATATGTATGTAGCTGATAAAGCCTACATTAAAAAACGTATGTTCAAAGACGTTTTCGTTGAGCGTGCTGTTAGCCACACTCACGATGGAAGCGGAAACCGTATCTATACGAACGCTACTGACTTTATCTTTGATTTGTTGGCTTTCTTCTATGTTACTGACAGCTCGGCTGTAGTTAAATTGAAGAATAGCGCTGTTAAGGCCGTAATTGAAATCCCCTAATCTTTAAGAGATGAAGTTGCGAATCAAATGTAGTGGTGTCGTCCAGGAAGTGCCTTCGGGTACTTCCTATGACGCTTCTATGTACGAAGAAGTCAAAGAAACTTTGGTACAAAAAGAAAAAAAGAGTTATAACAAAAAGAAGTAAAAATGATTACCACTAGAACGGACTACTCAGCCGGGCAAACGAAGCTCCTAGGTTTGGCTTCTATTACTGACGCTGACCTGGAGAAAGCGGAGCAAGAGGTTTTTATGTGCGTCTTTGCTGGTGTTACCTATAACGAGGTGGACGGGCTGACGAATGATAACCCCCTTAAAGCACTTTTTGCCCGTATCTTAGTCCCGTTTGTGTTCTGCCAGTTTTGCAGAAACCGAAACGCTTATCTAAAGCTACAAGGACAAGTCACGGAAACAGCAACGGCCTACGGAAGCACCACAACCAGCCGTCTTTTAGAGGTTTGGAATACTGGTGTACAACTGGGCGGGGCTGTCTTTGAGGGGAATAAATCCCTGTTTGTTGCTGAGTTCGCTGGAGTGGATTTCATTGCTAAAATTAAATTATAGGAGGAAATAATATGGCTTATGTAGATTGTGCTGCCGCTGTGACAGCAAATATCGCCCCGGATTGCGCAAATCCTTTAACTGGTGGCTATACGGGAAGAGCGGTGCTCTTTCCTGTGGGAAAAGCTACGTTCACCGTTGACGCTACGAACCCGAGAACCGTAACGGCTATCACTTTGCCTGTAGGAGAGAAGTGGATTGTTTTGGATAACAAGATGATGACCACTCCCCTGGAAGGCTCGGTAACTCAAAGTAACGGTGATAGCGGTAAACTGGAGTACGAAAAGACCCTGGTAATCCACGGCCCTAAACGGGGTTCGGCTTTCGCAAAGGATGTAGTAGAACCGCTTGCTGAAAGTGCTTTGGGCTTCTTTGCTGTGGTTGAAAAAAGAGACCTGGTAGGGAACGGCACTTGGGAAGTTATTGGCAAATTCCAGGGCTTGAAAGTAAACCCGGACGGAGTTGTCCGTAACGAAAACGAAAACGGGGCTGACTGGGTAATCACTTTATCTTGCAAGGAACGATTTAGCGAAGTTGTGTTCTTTGACACGGACGAAGCAACGACCAGAGCAGATTTTGAAGGTTTCCTAGCAGTAGGTTTGTAATTGTAAAAAAAATTACTACCTTTGCAGATGAAGGCTTAATTTTTGTTTTTGTTGTTTAACAATGAAGTGAGGGGGCGGAGGGATTCGCCCCTTTGCTTTTAATTCTTAAATCAATGAAGCTGGATAAGGGAAAATTTTTGGAGATATACCGTTCTTGTATGGGAGTGCTCTCAACGGCTTGCAAGAAGTACGGCTGTGAGCGCAAGACTATTTACAACGCAATAAAAGCGGATGAGGAGTTTAGAAAAGACCTGGAAGACATTAAGGAAGAGCGGCTGGACTTTGCGGAGAGCGCCCTTCTTAAACGTATTAAGGACGATGACACCACGGCTATAATCTTCTACCTAAAAACACAGGGAAGAGACCGGGGCTATATTGAACGGCACGATGTAGCGGTAGAAAGTGACGAAGAGATTAAAGGGCTTTGCCGGGAGTTTTTTGCTAAGTAAATAACAGTTCCACGTGGAACACTAAAATAAATACGACTATGGAACAAGAGCAAATTATTAAAGACGCTCAATTTTTAAGAGCGGTGGTAAACGCTGGAAGCGTAACTAAGGAAGATAAAAAGGAGCTTACACGAATTGCGAACGGCCTGGAGCTAAAAGTAGCGAATGCCAGTTGTAAGTCGTGCTGGATTGATTTGGCGGTGCTGTGCTGGCAAAAACTGCAAGATACACAAAAAGAGGTGCTGACAGGCGGTGGAGTTGAGGACAGCAAGGAAAAGGGCCGCTGGGGAGTAAGACCGGGGCTTGACGTTTACTTCCTTGGACAGCGGGTGAATGAATGTACTATTACGGACGCTCTAGCTGAAAACTTGCTGGCTAAGGGCTTCCCTAGAAAATTCTTAGTTGAAAATGAAGGCGGTAACTAAAATAAAAACTATAATTGAGGGCCAGGGGAAAACAACGCTCTTAATTAGGAGTGCCAGCTTTACGAAGGACTGGCGACTGTTTCTTGACCCCTCTTATCCCTGTATTTTGCTTATTGAAGGGAGCGAGGACTTGATACAGGGTGGAAGCTCTTTTCTTGTTGCTACGGAGTTTAATTTGTTCGCTGTAAATACAACGGCCTACGAGTTTCAAACGGAAGAAAATGACGCTATAGTAGAGCAGCAACGTTTGGAAGCCTTAGACTGTGTTAAAATACTCCGGTCGGCTGTAGGTGTTACCAGGTGTGAGATACTGGCGATGGGCGATGTTTATGACGGTGGGGTCGGTGACCTTTTAACTGGGGTAAGACTGACGCTCAAAGTAACTATGAATGACGCTATCTCCTCTTGTGGTGGTTATATCCAGCGGTCTTTAGATATTAAGGAAAACGGCTCTTTTAGCGTGACTGGTTACGATATTGCGAATGTAGATGTACACGCTCCAGCGGAACTGCGGCCGTTGAATGTTACGCCAACAACGGAAGAGCAAGTAATAGAGCCTACTCCAGATATAGAAGGATTTTCTCCTGTTACTGTAGCGCCTGTCACCGCCTCAATAGACCCCAACATCCAAGCCGAAAACATCAAGTCGGGAGTTAGCATCTTGGGAGTGGCGGGTACGATGGAGCCGAAGCCCGACGGAGATGAGATAACCTTTTACGACATAGCAGACATTTCGGTGCAAGGGCCTACCTTCGTCACGGATACGAAAGCAACGTACATTGAGGCTAGTGCATTCGCCTCTAACAAGTTGGTTTACGGCATCAACATGACTGCAGTTACAAGCACGGGAAGCAACCCAATACAGTCGGCCTACATGCAATTTGTCATATTGCCGTCACTCACGGCAATTGCGTATCGTGGATTCATGTCATGCACGAATCTACGCAAGATAGTCGTTGGAACGGTAACAAGCATCGGAACGCAATGGAGTTCGACGTGGGAATCTTTGCGACACTTCGAGGTCGGTCAAGACACCGACATAAATCTTGATATCCGCAGCTGGACCGCCACCAACGTAATCGCCGAGGGCCAAGACGCAATTGACGAGTTAAATTACAACATCGCCACCTACCTTGCAGACCGAGTGAAAGACAACAGTGGTGGAGGCCCGACCCGAACCATCACGTTTGGCACGGCACTCTACAACGTCTTGACGGCAGACACGATAGCGGCATTTACGGACAAGGGTTGGTCGGTGGCTTATGCGTAAGGCGAATTTAGTACGGATTAGACGGCTGATTTTGTAGTTTTCCTACAAAAAAACGGCACAAGATAAGGATTTTAACCGATTTTCGATAAAATATGAAACTGAATGGCAACCTTTTAACCCCGACCGACCCGAACAATTACCTCGTTGATTGGCGGTCGGAATATGTGCAAGACGGCAACACCTACTACTCCACCATCATCAAGGGCATCAGCCTTGAGCCGAGGGAGTTGGTGGACGATGCCTACAAGGCGCACTATGATGAGGTATCGCCCGAATGGAAGGCGGACCACGAACCAAAAGAACCAGAACCCCAACCCGAACAAAATTGATAAGTTATGAAAATCAAAACAGGAAAACAAACGGCTTTTGAAGTTACATTTTTTGCGGACAGCCAAATTAGCCGGGGCTGGTGGTATTTTCGTTTGCCTACGATTGAGGTAGCACGATTTACAGGAAGAGGCTCAATTTGCTTTTTTGCCTTCTTTTGGAGCGCTGGTGTAGGTGTTAAAAGGGTAAAGAATGAAAATAAAGATTGACGAAACCACAACGGCCAGCCAGTTTGCCGTATTTTTGCCGGAGCTGGTTAAGAATGAAAGCCTAAGAAAAGCCGCCTGGAACTACTTTGTAAAAAAGGATTTTTATTCTTTAACCGTGGATGAGTTTTGTACTTTAGTTGAGGACGGCACTTGGAAAGAACGCACTTTGACAGCAAGCGGAGAAATAACGCTGTTCGGGCTTGTATTTAGTGAAGATTTGCGTAAATTTGTAGAAGAGTTTACCAGGGCGCTGAAAGCTTACACTATAATATCCAGCGACACCAGCGGGAGCTCCGTACAATGCAGTATGATAGAAAGTATGATTTTTTTCTGCCGGGAGTTTTTTGGCCTTCCTAACTTTAAGGTCGCTAGTGAAATTACTATTGGAGACTACTTGCTGGCAAAGAAGTACGACTATATGAGAACTGTAGCTGAGAAAAACGCTATTAAAAAATATAAACAAAGTATAAAAAAATGAAAGCAAAAGCTTCTATAAGGGAGACGATAATGTGGACGGCTGGTTGTATAGCCTTCCTGGTGGGAATTGGTTTAACGATAGGGGGATTTTTTACCCCTCCCCACGGGAGTATAGACGGCTCAGTTCTTACAGCCCTGGGAGAGCTTTTAACGTTTTTCGGGGCGATTTTCGGGATAAGTGGATTTACAACAGTACAAATTAAGAAATTAGAAAGATATGGAGAGGAACACGATTGAAGGGGCGCTTCAAGAGTATTTTGCGATTGAGGAGCTGGTTTGCCCTCACACTTTCAAGAAGTTTGGGGCTACTAGCTGGAAATTTCTAGACACCTCTATTCTAGAAGTCCTGTTTGCGCTAAGGACACAAATTTTGAAAGTGCCTTTAGTTTGTAATACCTACAAAAAAAATCCAGCAGCTAAGGGGGTCTTTTCTCAGCGTGGACTTCGCTGTAATTGCTGTGAGCTGGTAAAGAACAAAAAGGATGTTTATCTTTCCGCCCACGTTCTAGGGAAGGGGCTAGACCTTCAAAGTCCTAAGATGGATGCGGAAACGATGCGCAAGAAAATAGAGGAGCTCCAGCACCTTTTACCCCACGGAGTGAGGATTGAGAGAGACGTTCGCTGGTTACATATAGACACACTAAACAAAAACAAAGGAATAGTCTATTTTAACGGATAAATGAAGATTTGTTTTCACTGTAAGCACTACAGCTTATATATTAAATTTTGCTACAAGAAACAGGAGAGCCGCAAGATGTGTGACAAGGTTTGTGAAGATTTTTCCTGTGTGGAGTTAAATGAGCCTATAAAAAATGAAAAGGGATGAGGTTTTTTTTGTAAATGTATTTGCCTTTTTGGGTGCTGTTATTGTGTTATTACTCTCCAGCTGTAAGGCCGTTTCCGTTCCTGTAGAGGTTCACAAAGATAGCACCTTAGTGCAATTTAGGACGGACAGCGTCTATATCTATAACCGGGACAGTATTTTTATAAAGGAGAAGGGTGATACGGTCTTTTTGGAGCGCTGGTCTATCCGTTACCGGGATAAGGTTGTAAAAGATACGGTTCAAGTTAGTAGCACTAAGGAAGTGCCTGTAGAGGTAAAAGTTCCTACCAGGTATATCCCTTCCTGGGTTTGGTATTTGGTCGGCTTTAATGTTCTAGCCCTTTTGCTGTTTGTTGCAAGAGTGGCCTATAAGATTTATTTTCGCAAGTGAGTGCCGTAAAAGACATATTAGAAAAGATAAGGGCTGAGATAGCCAGCAACCTAGACGGCAAAGGTATAACAGCCACGGGCCGGACGAGAGACGGCCTACAGGTTCGGGAGTATGTGAACGGTTGTAAGCTGGTGTCTTGGAAGGGTGCTCCTATAGCTACAACTGAGATAGGCGCTAAACCCCACTGGAGTCCTATAGCCCCTCTTAAAGAGTGGGTAAAGGTAAAGCTTCATCTTCCGGAGAGTGTGGCTTATGCCGTACAGTACAAGATAGCTCAAGAGGGGACGGACAGGTTTACAGCGCCCCGGTTTGATGTATATACGGAAGTCGTGAACGACCACATGGATGAGATTGCGGAAGCCGTAACAAATGACGTAAACAAAGAGCTTGTAGAAATTGTAAAACACTTAAACTCTAAAAAATAATATGGCTAAGGAAACGGAAGTAATTGTAGATGTAAAGTATAAGACAGAAGACGCTCAAGAAAAAATGAGAGTTCTTGCTGAGGAAACGAAACGGCTTCAAGAGCAAAATAAAGCCCTACAAGACAGTATTAAGAACCTTAGCAAGGATGACGCTGACTACAGCAAAAAGCTTGCTGAAAATACGGCTCAGTTGCAGAAAAACAAAGACGAGCTAAAGCTGGTAAAGGTACAGCAAGAAGTATTAGCACAAAGTACCTACCAGGAAACGGAGCTTACTCAAGAGCTGGGGGATTCTTTTAAGGAGCTCAACGCTAAAATGTTGCTACTGGAGAAACAATATAAATCTATGTCCAGGGCAGAGCGGGAGAGCGCTGAGGGCAAAGAGCTCTACCAGTCCTTAATGACAACGAAAAACGAGGTAAAGGCGCTTAATGAAAGTATGGGTAATTTCCAAATGAATGTGGGAAACTACCCTAAGACGGTCGGGGGAGTGTTCCAGCAAATAGGCCAGTCTATGAAAGAAGGCGCTATGGGGGCGAAGAGCTTTGGCGGTGCTATTATTGGAGCGGCAAAGGGTGCGGGTAGCGCCTTGAAAGCCCTTATGCTAAATCCTGTCGGTTTATGGATTGCGGGGATTACCGCTGTAGTAGCTAAGTTGGTACAGGCCTTTAAGAGAAACGATGACGCTAGCACAAGCCTTCAAAAATCCCTGGCTTCGTTTAAGCCTATCTTGACCGCTATAAATGTAGCGTTTGATTATTTGGCTCAAGCTGTGGCGAAGGCTGTAGAGTGGGCTTCTAAGCTATTTGACTTGTGGATGAAATACAGCCCGATGGGAATAGCTTTGTCCGCTATCTTGGGAAAAAATACGGAAGAGTTTGAAAAGGAAGCTCAAGCGGAAAAAGCGCTGGTTGAAGCTACGGACAAGCTGGAAGATACTGAGCGGGAGTATCTTGTAAACAGCGCCAAACGGTCTAAAGAAGTAGCGGAAATTAGGGATAAGGTAGCGCAAAAAGACAGATTCTCGGCACAAGAGCGGGAGCAGATGTTATTAAAGGCTCAAGCACTAGAGAAGGCAAATATGGACGAGCAAAAGGCTATAGTAGCGGAAAAGCTTAGACTTTTGCAAGCGGAAGCTAAAAGAAACGCTGACACTAGTGATGAGATGAAAAACAAAATAGCTCAAGCCCGTGCAGAAATGTTAAACACGGAAAGGGAGTATTTTGCCGGGATTAAACGCTTGGAAAAAGAGCTTGTTACAGCCCGGAAGGAACAGGCAGAAGAAGAGGAGCGTATAGTCAAAGAGCAAGCGGAACAGCAGAAGAAGCTAGCTGAGGAAAGAAAGGCCCGGCTAAAGGCTGAGCAAACAGCCCTGGAAGAATACGAAGCTCAAGCTAGAAAACTTATTAAGGATGAGGGCGAAAGAGCTGTGGCCGAAGTTAAAGCAAGCGGTAAGAAACGCACGGACGCTTTAAGAAAACAGCTGGAAGAGGATAAAACGCTCACTAAGACGGCCCGGAAGGCTATACAGGATACTATAGTTCTAATTGAGCAAGAGACGGAATCGCAAGTAAAGGAAATCCAGGACAAGGCCAGCAAAGAGCAATTCTACAAGGCGCTGGAAGAGGAAACCAAACGTCTTGAAGCTCAAGCCAAACTAGCGGACGATAAGTCCAAAGAGCGGTATGATTTTATGATGTCCGCTTTTGATAAATACGCTGAGGAGATTAAGAACCGGGAGGGCCTGTTGGAAGAAGAGAGGCTGGCACTATTAAAGGAAAATGACCTAAAGCGTGCCGACTGGCAAAAGCAGTTTAGAGAACAGTTCCAGCAAGAGGAGGGCGAAGGCACTCTTGAAGAAAAGCTGGAAGCGGAGCGCCTGGAACTTGAGGAGCTTAGAAACCTTAGCCAGGAAGACCAACAGCTAAGATACGAAAGTAAAGAGGCCTATACTCAAGCTATGATTGAGCTGGAGAACCGGATTACTGATAACGAAAAAAAACAGCTGGAACAGCGAAGAAAGGTCTTTTCTCAACAGGCGCAAAATTTGGCCAGTACGGTTTCTTCGTTTGGCGATAGTATGACGAGCCTGTTTAACAGCCTGGCTGGAGATAGTGAGGAATATGCCAAATTTGAAAAGGCGATGGCTATAGCACAGTCTGCCGTCCAGCTTGGTTTGGCTATCGCTAAAGCTACAACGGTAGCAACGGAAGGAGACCCCTATACGGTAGCTATAAGAGTAGCGGCCGCTGTGGCGAGTGTGACGGCCGCTTTTGCGTCTATGGTAGCGACTATCAAGTCGGCCACTATACCGAAAGCTCCTAAGTTTGCTGGAGGTGGTATTGTTGAGGGAACGTCTTACCAGGGTGATTTGGTGCAAGCAAGACTTAACTCCGGGGAGATGGTTTTGAACCGTACTCAGCAAGCCAAACTCTTCCAGCTTGCGAACGCTGATTTACATTCTGCGGTATCCGGCTCTTTCTACAGTCAAACGAGCCTGGCTGACCAGTTAGCCCTGGCTCTTGAACGTATGCCAGCGCCTGTGATGGTTTACAGCGAGTTCCAGGCTTTTAACGAGGGCCGGGAAAAAGTTATAGATTACACCACGATAAAATAACCGTTCCACGTGGAACACTAAAATAAAAGAATATGACTTGGGATAATACGGAAATAGAGGTAAAGGGAAGCCCTACTTTATTCGAGAAAATTGAAAGCCAGTTTATAGTAAAAAAGAAGGCCGGGGCTACAGCAAGCTATATAGATGTAACTTGGAGCAATAACTTAGGGCTTACCCCTAACAGGTATTATTTTAACCTGGGGGGCGAAGTGCATATTATTACCACGGAGCTGGTAAGAATGCTGATAGCTGATGGCCACGCTGGAAGCGGATACACGATTATGACTGTAGAGGATGATGTTAGCGGCACTCCCTTATCTATCACAATAGAGCTAAAAAAGGGTATTTTTTATTTATGGGATGGAGAAAAGGGGATTGTGCCGCCCGTTAGACTTATTGTTTTTAGAAACGTATGGACCACGCTTAATATAGAGATTTTTGCTAGTGCTTTTTCTAACCCGTGCAAATTGCAATATCTTAACGCTGTAGGGTCTTGGATGAATATGGGAACTGTTAATCTAGACGGCTTTAATCCTAATCCAATAACGTTTGCGCTCAGCACGATTGAAAACAACTTGCGTATAATAGATAATAATAATGAAGTGATTTGGCAAACGATAGAGCAAGAGTTTAGAGGGGAAAGCGATTGCGCTAAAATTGCGCTGGTGGAGTGGACAAGCGATTACGGGAATAAGAAGAACTGGGTATTTGAAATCCTAAACCAAACGAGAACAATCAACCAAAGTGAAACGCTTATCAACGATAACTCTAGTAGCTTTGCCGGGTCGTTCTTTAAGAGAAAGTCAAACCAGGTGCTTTCTTTGGAGCTGGCCCTTTTTGGTCTTAGTGAACAAGAGCTTAGGTATTTTGATGACCTTTTTATGAGCGATGAGGTAACTTGTTTTCCTAGCACGATTAGCGATATTAAAAGACTTTACAACACTTACGGGGCTGTCCCTAGTGCAATGATAAAGGATAAAAAGGTCGTGCAGAACTATGACAACAAAAGAAAAGATTTACATATAAGCCTGGATTTATTTACAATAAAAAGCTACTAGTATGTTAGTATTAGAAGTGAACGGGATAGCCCTAGACCTTAGAGCCGGGACTAAGATTGCATATCAGTGGAAAAGCCCCTGTAACGGCTTTGACAGCCTGTCGCTTAGTAGGACGCAAAGTTTTAGTCTTCCTGTAACTGAGCAGAATTTGACCTTGTTAGGCTATCCCACTCGGCCAGATATGTATGGGGGCGCTGTCCGTGCTATCCAGCAATCCAGGCTCACAACGGACGCAAACCAAATTGACGGAACGTTGATAATAACGGATGTCACACCTAAAGATATAACTGTTTCTTTTGTTTACGGGGAAATGAGTAAGCTAAAGGAGATAAACGAAGCCGGGAAAATTAGCCAGTTTCTAAGCGTTCCGGCCAGCGATATGATAGTTATAAGGGAAGGCTATTGGTATTATGAGGCGAGCCGGGTTCTTAACTCCCCGTATTATGAAACCGGGAGAAACAAAAACTATTCTATCCCTTGTCGTTTGCCGTCCGTTTCTATGAACTACTTAATATCCCTGTGTGCGTCACACTTTGGGGTAAATATAGACGCAAGTGTTACGGCCGGAAACTATCGTATAGTACCTGGAACGCTCAACGCTTCTTCTTCTACTATCTACTCGGGCGCTTTTAGTATGACTAGCGCTCACTATAATTTGCCGTCCACTCTTAGCGCCTGTTTTCAAGAGGAGATGATTTATGTAAGAAATACTGTAAACAACACGACAGCGCCTTTTTACGCTCTAAAATGTCTTCAACCGGGACGATTTTTTGTGACAGGCTCTAACCCTCAACCTTATGTCAATAATAGAAATGACTTTTTGTTTTGGGGTGTTATTAGGAAGGCTAGCGTACAACCAACAAAGACCTATGATGTAGCAGAATGCTTTAACGGTGAAAATCAAATTTGGACATATTACGGAACACTTAATAACGTTATCAACCTGGAAGCCGGGGATTATATTTATTTCGCAAACTTTTATAATATGAAAATCCCTGGCACTATAAATAGATATGGAAGTGGTATTAGAAGCTATACTGGTTCAATAGGCTGGAACTGCACTTTCTTTGGAGCTGGCGGTTCGCTTGAGCTTACACAAGATAGCTACGGGCCACTTATGGGAAGTTACTTCTTAAGGGATAATTTGCCGGAGATTTCCTTCTCGCAAATATTGAAGACCTGTGCGGACTTGCAAGCTAAAGTTCTAACCTGGAATGAAAGTAGCCAGGAGTTTTCTTTGTTTGATATGGACTTTGACAGCGCTGGCGGTGACGTTATAAACCTGGATAAGCGTCTTATAAAGATAAACAAAATAAAGCGGCAGACCTTTGAGGGCGCTAGGGAGTTAAGTGTATCACTAGCTAAGTGCGAAGAAGACGGCTGGGATTATAACGAATATAGCGAGGAGTGTAGAAGTACGAAGTACTACACAAATAACGACACTTTGGAAAACAAAGAGCGGGTTATTTGTGACGGAGAATTAGTGGCCTGTCCTACCAAATACCAGAAGACTGGAGTGAGCCAGCACTACGCTTATATCCCTTGTGCGGAGTATGATAACGACCTGGGAATTTGGGGGGCTAAGACTATTGACAAGCCAGTTATTTGCGAACAGGGTACAAAGTTAGACGGAATCCCGGATTTAGCCTACCTTTACCCGGCTACAGTTAAACACAATGTCTTCCTAGACAATATATGCCAGCTCTCCACGCAAGTAGAGATAGAGGTAATAATGTCAAGCGTTGAATTTTTTAGGAAAATAACAGCTGTGTCCCGGTTTACCTTTCGGGGGTGCTGGTGGTTTGCCCTTGAATGTAACTATGCGGAAGGGAAAGCTACAATTTTGTTACAACGTTACAAATAATTTTGTATCTTTGCAGATGTAGTGAATAATTGTTTCATTAAGGTGTACTTCAAGAGCGACTTGCTAGCGAGTGAGTCGCTCTTTTTCTTTTTCGTTCTTGCTAGAAAATTTAACACTTGAACAGATTAAATGTTAAAAACAACGATGATAGGGAAATTTTTATGGAAAAATTTTGTACTACAAAATAAATGTTTTATTTTTGTAGTACAAAAGTAAACGAAACGACAATAACTATTAAATTTTAAGCATTATGAAAGCGACTACTATTTTTGAAGAATTTAGCAGATTTAACACCGAAACTGGTAACTGTTATGTAGATTTGAGAAGACTTGGAGCAGTCCCCAGAAGTGAAGAAGGAGCAAAAGAGATTTGCAGAAAAAAATTTTTGTCCAAGATAACCACTGCGTTCGCTTGGAATTACCCAGAAGGAGAGGAAACAAGAGACGAAAGAACGCTGGAAATTACTTACGATAACGGAAAGATTGTAACAAAGTATAGGTATTTTTGGAGTAGTGTTGAAAAATAAGACTGTTCACAACTTGTTGATAACTTGTTGATAAGTTTTAATAACTTTTTAAGCTGGCCGGGGTTTTGCAAAATTCGGTAAAAAGCAAAAACTTATTAAATTTAATCAACAGGTTGTTAACAGGTTATTAACAGGTTAAAAAAGTGAGTGTCAAAATTTTAACTTGGTTATGAACAGAAAAATCGCCCCCTTCTTATTCTTTAATATTATCTATTATTATAAAATAATAAGAATAAGGCGGTGTTTATAAGTAGTAATAAATATAAGTATCTTTATGGAAATAGCTGGAAAAGTACACTGTTTTTTTGAGCAAAGTGGAACATTTAAGAACGAATTTATAAAGTTAGGGATTCCCGCTGAGGACTACGATATCCAAAACAGCCACGGAGAAACCGACCACGTCATAGACCTATTTGAACAAATTGAAAAGGCCTATGATGGTCGCCCAAGTATTTTTGACGATATAAATAAAGATGACCTTATAATAGCTTTTTTCCCTTGTATCTATTTTTGTTGCCTTAGTCAAATGTCGTTTGGATGGAATTGTCACAACTACCAAAATCAGGACACTAAACAAAAGACAGAGGCTATTTTGAATCGCTCTATGAATAGGGAGAAATTTTTTAGGCTGGCGGTAAAGATGTTCGCTGTGGTAGATATGAAAGGCCTTCGCTTGATTATGGAGAATCCGTGGAGTATGCAAACCTTTTTAAAGGCCAACTTTATCCTCCCTCCAACTATTGTTGATAACGACAGGACTTTGAGGGGTGACGTTTACAAAAAGCCGACAGCCTACTGGTTTTATAACTGCAAGAATACCAACGGGCAAACGATGCAAAAAATACATAAGGCCAGGCGAATTATTGACCAGCCCCACGAAAGAGGGGGGGGGATATGTAGTGAAGTCCGTTCAACTATCACTAATGATTATGCAAGGAACTTTATTTGTGACTTTATATTAGGCAAAGAGCAAGAGTTTTCCCAACTAAGCCTATTTTAACTCTATGTCGCACGCATGAGGTCTAGGAAATTGAGGAATGAGTTGGAAAAATACTAAGCAATGACCAGAGCCGAATGCCGACACTGCGGGCGTAATACCTACAAAGACGGCAAATGTTACGCCGATAGAAGCCGAACGGGCAGACCGATTGAGGACTATACCTACTGCGACTGGGCACGTAAAAAGAAAAGTAAAACAACACCTAAAAGTAACTAATAAATTTATAAAAACAGTAGATATGAGTGTGGTATTAGACAAATTATTGGACAGCAATCTTAAAGAAGTGCTGGTGACTGAAACTTTCTCTAGAGTACGAATGTCGCAAAACTTGGTAACGGCTGATGACTGGACGCTGAGTGAGCTTATAGTAGCACTTAATGAAGAAGTAGCACGAAAAGAAAAGATGGAGCACCGGGGCTGTGACAGGCTTTTCGCCCTGGTAAAGCGGTTGAATGACTACGAATGTGAAAAAATCACTTTTGAGGTAAAAAAAAGTGAGAAAAGTTTTGTATAACAAAATAAATGCATTGTCTTTGTAGTACAAACAAACAACAAAACAAATAACTATTAAATTTTAAGCCTTATGAAAGTAACAGTTAAACAAGTTTACAATACGGAGTATATTAGCGCTCCGGAGCGACTGGGATTTGATTTTCCTTCTTTTTGCGCTAAAGCCGGGCGGGCGATTTGTAAAGTCCACTGGTTGAGAAACGAAACTTTGTTCCAGGCCTTTTATCAACTCACTGAGCGGGAGGGCCAGGAGCTTTATAACGAGTATAAACAACAAACTAAAAACTAAGAGCCTTATGAGTAATTATCCCCTGGGGGCAAATGATTGCCCTTATGCACCTTGGAAAGGATGCGACTACGAAAGTGAAGAAGTAGAAGTAGTAGTAAATGTAGAACTTTGTAAAAAAATGACGTTATATACTGATGCTTACAGCCTTGTAGATGATTTTGACGGAGAAAACGAGTGCTGTAGAGTTGAGTTTACGAAGAACGATTTTACAGAAGAGTACGAAGAGCAAGAGATATCATTAAAAGAAGTCCTGGCCGGAATAGAGCTGGCGAAAAAAGAACTAGAAGACGGGCTTTCGGGTAAAGCGTTAAGACGCTTGCAAATTTTGGCCGAAGCGGCTAAGGGATGGGAGGTTGCTGACGTATATGTAGAAAAAGACGAATAATTTTCTTAAAAAAGTTTGATATTTGAAAAAATAGTATTATATTTGCAGAACAAACAACAAAACAAAGAGCTATGAGTAAGAAACAAATTTTGAACGACATTCGGGAGCGCTATGCGAACGCTGTCGCAAACGGTGACGAGCTGACTATGATAGAGCTTCAAGGAGCGGCCAGCTATATTACTAACTATTTGCCGGAGGATTAGCAATGGAAGCAAGAGTTTGGTATCACGAAGACGATGTAGAGCAAATGATGAACGACTACAACGGGGACACCTTGTTGAACGTTCCTGTTATGCGACTGGTATCTTATGCTAGTAGATACTTACAGGCTGTTAAGTTTGCAGAAGAGGACCGGAAATCTAGCAAATAATAAAGAACGGGGAGCGGGCTTTACAATCCACTCCCCAAAAATTATAAATCTATTAAAAATTAAGCCTTATGAACGAGAATTTTTTTAAGAAAGTCCAGGCCGTGCAGTTTGGATTGAAAGCCACGAAGGAAAATAAAAACACTTTCGGGAACTATAGCTATAGAAGCGCTGAGGGTATTTTACAATCCGTTAAGCCGTTGCTAGCGCAAGAAGGGCTGACGCTTACTATTAGCGATGAAGTCACAGAGATAGGCGGCCGGATATATGTGAAGGCCGTATGTACTTTGACTGACGGTGTAAACACTCTTACCTCTCAAGCCTATGCCCGGGAAGCGGAAGATAAAAAGGGGATGGACGTTGCGCAAGTTACCGGAGCAACAAGTAGCTACGCACGGAAATACGCTCTTTGTGGAATGTTCTTGTTAGATGACAATAAAGATGCTGATACGGAACACTATACCTTGGTGACGGAGCTGGCAAAGGTTAGAGCTTGCACCACGATAGAGGAGCTTCAAGCCGTTTTCCACGCTAGCACGGCCAAAAATAGCAAGAGCTTTGTAGCTAGCGTGAACGACCAAAAGAAGAAGCTGGAAGCCAAAGACAAAGAGAAGCAAATTTTGAATGATGAAAATAAAATTAGTTTAAACGGGTATAGAGAAAACGAACTTTAAGATTATACGACCATGGCAAATTATAAGATTAAAGCCGTGACCGGGACTTATACCGGGAAGGACGGCAAAACGAAAAAAGAGTGGAGCGATATTGGAGTTTGTTTCGCTGGCGATGAGGGCTTTTTTGGTACAATCAAGACCACTCCGCTAAACTGGGACGGAAAGTTTATTATAGTAGAAAGCAAGAGCAGGGAAGAACAGCCAGCTCCAGCCCCACAAAAAGCTCAAGCCACTAAGGGAGAAGATAGAGATGAGTTGCGTTTACCCTTTTAATCTAACCACGGTGGCGGAGTAAAATCCGCTCCCGTTGAAAAATGTTTTGCAATATTTAATATAACATGATACGAGAATTTAAAACAAGAACTGGCGCAATATATTGCGACACAGAAAAGAAAATGGAATATCTGTATGTAGGAGACTACGGCAGGGAAAATAACATCAAGGCGGACTTCCTTGGATTCAAGAAGGAAATCAACCAAGTTTCACACCACAAAGTTGACCTTAAAGACAAAATGGTTGTTACTATTTCAACTCAAAAAGGTTGTCCGATGAATTGTATGTTTTGCGACTGCCCGAAAGTTAAGTTTGGTGGTAATATATCAAGAGAAGAACTTGCAGAAGAGGTTGTCAACGCTATTAAGTTTAGCGGATGCAAGTACACAGAGCGTTTCAATCTTCACCTCGCTCGCATGGGAGAACCATCATTAAATGCCGCTAATGTACTTAACTTCTTAAAGTATAACTTGCAAGACATCGTAAATGCTAATATGAAAGCAGATGTTATCCATCCAGTGTTTACTACAATGATGCCAAAAAGTCTTGGAGTAAGGAAATTAGAAACAATCTTAAAAGCGTTTTGTGACATTAAGAATAACGTATATAACGGTGAGGCCGGATTGCAATTATCAATCAATTCTACTGATGAGAAGCAAAGAAAAGAATTGTTTAGGGGATGTTCCATGAGCCTTGAAGATATTGCCACCGTTGCTCGTATTTTACCAAAACCAAAAGGACGCAAATATACATTAAACTTTCCTGTGACGGACAAGACAATCCTTGACCCCAATGAACTGAGCCGACTATTTGATAAGGATAAGTTCATTGTAAAGATTACACCAATCCACGAGACAAACGAGGCCAATGCCAATGGAATCAATACTCCAGAGGGTTATTATAAGTATGATGTGTATCGCCAATTTGAGCAGCCGTTACTTGCTGAAGGATGGGAAGTAATCGTTTTTATACCATCTAAAGAAGAAGACGAAGACCGCATTACTTGTGGAAATGCTTTATTACACGAACAAGAACTTTAGTAATTATTGATGAATTATGAAAAATTTTGATTTAACTCAAATTCTAAAGGACTGCCCCAAAGGCACGAAGCTTTATTCGCCGATTTTTGGTGAGGTGACGCTTGTCGGAATAGACAATGACAAGTACTGCCCTATCATAGTGCAACATAGTACCAGGGAGGAAGAAACTTTCACGGAGGAGGGCAAATTCTGTGGATGCAGTAGTGCCGAGTGTATGCTTTTCCCAAGCAAGGAAAATCGGGACTGGAGCACGTTCAAGACCGAGCCAGAGCAGCCGCAAAAGTTTGAGCCTTTTCAAAAGGTGTTGGTACGTAACAGCGATTACAACTGGCGAATCGGTTTCTTTGATTTTGAAGGCGGCCCTGTTGAACGTCACTACTACTATATAATTGGACGTGATTACCCTTTTGACCAGTGCCTTCCTTACGAAGGAAACGAGCACTTAAAAGACACCACGGACAGACCGAGTAAAAAATAAGTAATGAATAAAAAATGTACGGCCAAAGTTGCAAAAACAAATACTTTGCCGTATCTTTGTAAAACAAACAAAAGCTTATGAAAATAGTAGAAGATTTGATTCTTGGCGCTGACCTGGAGACGGCCGGGACTTTGGCTAAGACCTGGGTAAAGTTTAAGAGAGGAAGCTTAACGGAAGACCAGCTCCCGGAGTGCCTTGCTAGAGCGGCACAGCTTGGAAACGTAAGACGAAAGGTTATTACCAGTTACCACGAACGAAGAAGGGCCGAAAATGTTTGAGTGCTATTACACCTTTGACAGCCCTTTGATTAAGGATAAGGGCGAATGCAAGCGGCTTGCTGACCTTAGGGATAAGGTTCACTCCGTTTATATGTTCTTGGCTGATGAGCTAAATCCCAGGAGACAATACTTTCACCCCGTCTTTCTTGACGGCCGTATGGTAGGACTCTTTCTTTGCTGTAAAGAAAGAACGACCTTCCACCGAGCCGGGACTATTGCTGGAAAAATTTTCTCCGGCTCTTTTAATGTTATAGACTTTGCGAAGGCTAAGCTCCCTAGAAGCGTAAGAACTAAAAATAGAATGTTATGAAAATTACGGACATTAAGTTAAATGAAAAGAACCCTCGCAAAATTAGCGAAGAGCGGCTGGATAAGCTAGCCCGCTCTATTTCCAGCTTTGAAAAAATGATGACGCTCCGGCCCATAGTGGTTGACGAGAACGGAGTCATTCTTGGTGGAAATATGCGTTATAAAGCGCTGTTACACTTGAGTTATACGGAAATCCCGAACAACTGGGTAAAAGTGGCTGATGGTCTTACGGAGGAAGAAAAGAAGCGGTTTGTAATTGAAGATAATATAAGCTTTGGAGAGTGGGACTGGCTGGAGTTAGACAGCGAGTGGGATAGCGCCTTTTTGGAAGATTGCGGCCTGTTTACGATTAGCCAAAGTGACTTTACAGAGGACGAGTTCTTGCAAGATAAAGAAAAGGAAGAAAGCTCTATTATAAAGATTGAGGTATTAGACCAGGCTGAGAGGGATAACCTTTTTGAAAAAATAGAGAACATGTGCATTGAACTGGGCGGGCTTAAATGTTCTAAGGTATGGAAAGATATTTAGCGATAAACGCTGGCGATATAGTAACAAAAGACACGGTTAAGAGCGTAAATGTCTTGATGTCGTTCGCCTTCCACAAGAACTACGATTGTAGCTATATCCCTTACTGTCGTAATTTTCTTTTGGATAGTGGAGCGTTTACCGTGCTTAAGCACAATATAAAAGATATGGACTGGGAGGGCTATATAAAGCTCTATGCAGATTTTATTCTTGAGTATAATGTAGAACACTTCTTTGAGCTGGATATTTACTCTATTATAGGGGTAAAAGAAACGGAGCGTTTAAGGGCCTTACTGGAGCACCTAACAAAAAGAAAATGTATCCCGGTTTGGCACGCTGATTTGGGAATAGACTATTTTTTTGCTTTGTGCGATAATTATGACTATGTGGCTATCGGTGGCCTGGTAACGAGGGAGCGCTCATTAAAGTGGTATTTGGGAAACTTGAATTTCTTTATTAAACAGGCTCACTCTAGAAAGGCCCGGCTTCATTTGCTTGGTTATACAGGCGGCTTGGATGAAAAAAAATATCCCGGCTTAGACAGCTGTGACAGTAGTGCTCATCAAACCTGTCACCGCTTTGGCGGTTACTTTTCCTTTGATAAGGACACCAGGAAAATATCGCACAAGACAAGCAAAAGAAAGTCTAAACTTACTCCTAAGGCCTTTGAACTTTTTTCTCAATTTTACAACTTTCTAAAAAACTAACTATGAAGAACGGACTTATTGTTTTATCCGGTGGCTTAGACAGCACGACCCTTCTATATGAAAAGAAAAACGAGATAGCCCTGGCCCTCTCGTTTGACTATGGAAGCAACCACAACCAAAGGGAAATATCTTGCGCTAAGTATCACTGTCACTTGCTGGGAATAGAACACCTGGTAATTGAGTTTGATTTTATAAAGAAGTATTTTAAGTCTTCCTTGCTGGCTGGTGCTAGTGCTGTCCCGGAAGGTCATTACCAGGATAGTAATATGAAGTCCACGGTAGTCCCGTTTAGAAATGGAATTATGCTGGCTATCGCTGGCGGCCTGGCAGAAAGCCGGGGGCTTAAAAATGTCTATATCGCAAACCACGCTGGAGACCACGCAATTTATCCGGATTGCAGACCAACTTTTATAGAGAGTATGAACGAGGCTCTTGCTTATGGTACTTATAACAGGATAAACGTAAAAGCCCCTTATACGGGATTGACCAAAACGCAAATCGCACAAATAGGGAAGGAGCTGGGTATTGACTACTCTAAAACTTATAGCTGTTATAAAGGCGGGGAGCTTCATTGCGGTAAATGTGGAACTTGTGTGGAGAGAAAAGAAGCCCTGTTAGGTGCTGGGATTATTGACACGACAAAATACGAAGAAGATGTATAAGGTTATTAAAAAATTAGAGGTTTGCGGAGCGCATAGACTTGAACTCCCGTACGAAAGCAAGTGTAAAAATCTCCACGGCCACAACTGGAAAATTGAAATTTGCCTAAGTGCAGAAAAGCTCAATTCTTGCGGTATGGTTGCTGACTTTGCCTTAATCAAAAAAGGGATTGAGGAGAAGCTAGACCACAAAAATTTTAACGATGTAGTGAACTTTAACCCTACAGCTGAGAACCTGGCTTTTTGGATTGCTAGTTATTGCGAAGGGGAGTTTTCCTGTAATTGCGACTGGGTAAAGGTTGAAGAAAGCGAAAATAATACAGCGTGCTATGCTAAGAGTAAATGAAATTTTTTCCTCTATACAGGGGGAAGGCGCAAACTCCGGGAGAGTGGCCACTTTTATACGGCTGTCCGGTTGTAATATAAGATGTCCTTTCTGCGACACTAATCACTCAAGCTATAGGGAAATGACGGTTGAAGAGATACTGGATGAGGTAACGGAAGATTTTGTGGTTATAACCGGGGGCGAGCCCTTTGCTCAACCTAAAGTGAATGAAGTGTACGAGCTTATAAAGTTACTGCAAAACGACTATCACCAAATTGCTATAGAAACGAACGGAACAATAAGAATTGACGATAGTGAGCGTCACGGTATAGACTGGGAAGACGTTTGGGTGACTGTTTCTCCAAAAGCCGGATTCTTTAACGGCAAAGTAAAACAGCGGCAAACCTGGGCTAATGAAGTGAAAGTTATCTTTGACGGGAAGCACGAACCTAGCTGTTATATAGATAGTATCGTGACAGACTACTATTATCTCCAGCCCTGCGATACTGGTGACGCAAAGAGAAACCAGGAAATAATTAAACAAATGTTAGAATACCAAAAAAAGAATACATCATGGAGAATAAGCTTACAACTGCAAAAGATTTTGAACGTGCGATAATAGACTGGTTTGGTTATATAGGGGAAGACGCTAGCCGGGAAGGCTTGCTAGACACACCTAAGAGAGTGAGCAAGATGTGGGGTGAAATCTTAAGGGGGTACGACCAGGCGCAAAAGCCCAAAATAACGACATTCGCAAACCGGGAACAGTA